TCAATGAGTTAGCCTTTGTTCAGGCCCGACGAAATAGTCTGCAAGCTTCCTGCCGGTGAATCTGCCATTGGTCATGCCGTCGAACAGGATCTCGACGGCCTTGGTAGGATCGAGCGCTAGATCGGGGTTATCGGCGATTCCATATTTGGCATAGTTGTCGTGGCCGGTGATCTGCACCAAACCGCGGCCTCTATATTTCCAACCGTCGCCACTTGCCTCATTGCCGTTGCCCATGCGATTCGCATAAGCCCGGTTCGCAATGCGCTGCGGCTGCCGTGCATATGCCACGGCCTGATAGGCGGTGAAGTATTTCGGGAACGTCGCGCGAAGCCCCGAGGCAGAATAGTTGAGGTTTTCCGAGATGGCGCACATGGTGTTGTCCGCCTCGTGAAAAACGGTCGCAAGCATGTAGGCGAGCCATCGTGTGTCGAACGGCTTGGCCTGCCAAGCGTCAATGATGGCCTCCATGCCGTTGACCTGATTTGTCGACAGGCGGCCGCCGAAAATAGCGATGCGCACCGCGTCGAAGAATTTCGATCGGTCCATTTAAGGCTCCAATGAAAAAGGCGCCCCGAAGGACGCCAAATAACTCAACTTCTTAGTGATGTAATCGAAAGGAAAAATGCCCTCGATTGTTGCAAAATGTTTCTGGCGAGGATATTCCCGTCATCCGACTGCAAGTTGAATAAGGGGGGCGTCATGAAGTTCCGAAACGTGCTCAACCGCTTTGCACCGCAACGTGGTGCCAAGATCGAGTGGCTTGATAAAGCGACATTCACCGTCGGCGGTCACAAGATCACGATGAATTACGAGTACGGCGGCAGCAAAAGGAAGTCGGAGCAAGCCGATTTCACTATGATGAAGTCCCGCACGTTCCTCACCCAATATCTCCAGCACCAGGGGGAGGATTTCCGACGCATTCTGGAGTTGGGCGTCTATCAAGGCGGCTCGTTTGTTTTCCTCGATCAGGTTTTTAATCCTGATCGAATTTCGGCGGTAGAATTGTCGACGGTTCCGATTCCCGCCCTCGATACCTACGTGAAAGAGCGCCGTGGGCGGGCGCATGTTCATTACGGCACATCGCAGGACGACGTTCAGCGGCTGTCTGAAATCATCGAGAACGATTTCGGTGGTCAATTGGATCTCGTCGTTGACGACGCCTCACACTTTTATGATCAGACGAAGGCGAGCTTCAAAGTTGCCTTTCCTCGACTGCGTCCAGGCGGCCTCTACATCATCGAAGATTGGAGCTGGAGCTTCTTTAAGGATTACCAAAGTCCCGATCACCCTTGGGCAGAGCATCACTCCCTTGCCAACCTTGCTATTGATCTTATGGAAGAAATGGCACTTGGCGATACGATGAGCGACGTAACCGTTTCGCCGCACATGATAAAAATTCGCCGCTCCGAGGCAAAAGGAGCGGAGATCTTCCAAAGCACCGCGCGGCGCGGAAGAAATTACCAGCTGATCTGACGAGACAGTGACGCCTTTTGGCTTCCATCAGCAACTCCACGTCAATGAAAGCGCACGCAATCGAGGCGACCGTAGGCGGTCGCCGTCGATGTGCTGAAGTTGACCGACGTCGTCAGGTAGACCGTAGTCGAGGAAGTGAAGTTAAAGAACACAGGTCCAGTGTTACTCCCTTCGATTGCCCCAGCACTGCTGGCGACCGTGACGCGCTTGAAATAACCCGCAGTCTCCAGCGCCGTCGGCGTTGTCGCGCTTGCCGTGCTGAGCCACCCGGCAAACTGGCCTACGCTCGTCGTGCCCGCCGGGGCGACTTGGATGTTGCCGTAGCACTGCCATGCGCCAGCAGGGATGGATCCCGACGTGACATTGAGCGGCGTTCCCGATGTCAGTGACGATCCAGGGCTCGGCGCGTCATAACTGACGACCTGGCCAATGTAACCGACTGGAGCAGTTCCGCCATTTGTCGCACCCTGAACCGCGGCTCCGCTGTTTCCTTTGCCAGCCATCAAAAGCTGAATATTAGTATCTGAACCTTGGGCAGATAATGCAGGGTTATTTCCCGACGTTGCATTATTCGTACTCACAAAGTTGACAGCACCTGTCGTGTTTGCGACCGCGAAAAGGCCTTGACCTGCGCTATTGACCCATTGCACAGAGTTATCGGAAAACTGTTGCTGGGTTGCGCCTGCCGTCGTCGTTCCGAGCCCAACGATACTGCTTGTTGGCGTTCCCGCGGCACCATACCATTGAATCTTATGCCCTTTGCCAAGAGCGATAGCAACGCCAGTTCCAGTAGTGCCGTCATCGCCGCTGATCGCATTCGAGCCGATAACGATGCCCTTGCGGAAGGAGGCACCGTTGTTCTGGATATTTATCGCAGCAGTGGAGTCGAACGCTCCAACTATCTCGCCGCCCGAAGCAAGCTGAGCGCTAACGGTCTGGTCGCTGGACTGCAAATACGGATCTGTATCCGCCACGCCAACGAGATTGATCGTGTCAGCCTCAATGCCGTATGCGCCACCGTTTCCTGCCGTCGAATTATCGCGCCATCCCTCGAAATAGCCGCCCCATGCCTGATTACCGGCAGAACCAGTGTTGCCGGAATTGTTATTGATGCCGATGCCAGTGGTCGCAATGACCTGAGATGCGGAAGTCGTTCGACCGCTGGTTTGTGCTCCAAAAACGGCAGTTGTGAGCGAGTCCTTCGCGGTAGACGCATTTAGGACGGCGAGCTGAGACGTTTGCACATACCCGTAGGTGCGCCCCTTGGCGAGTTGATATGTCGTCAGCCAATCCGGCTGCGATGCAACGTTCGTCCCGTTATTAAGCGCCGCCGGCCCCACAAAGAGACGGTCGTTGACGCGGTTCACGTTCGCACCGAAGTTCTGATAGAACTGGCTCGTGGCGGATTGCGTTGTCGCGCCACTCAGCGCAAGCGTCGTGAACGAACCTGTGTTGGGGATGGTGGCCCCGATCGGCGCATTGTTGATGCTGCCGCCCGAGAGCGCTGCACCGCTGATCGTGGGATTGGTCGCCAGTACGGCAGATCCAGTGCCCGTGACTGCGCTGATCTGGGTGCCGTTGATCTTGAAGACGTTTCCAGATCCGGCGGTATCAAAGGTTTTGCCGGTCAGGGTTTGAGCGTCACTCGTGCCGACCAGCAAACCGGAAGCAGGAAAAACCTGCGTCACGCCACCGATCGTCACCGTCCCCGTCAAGGACAGGTTGGAGATCGAAGGAGCCGTGCCGCGAACAACAGAGCCAGTACCTGTCGATGTCGTGGTTCCTGTACCGCCCTGCGCAACCGGAACTACACCGCCGACAAGGCTGGCCTTTGTGCCGAGACCAACATCGACATAGGCAGTTGTAGCGACATTGGTGGAATTATCGCCCTGAGACTTCGTCGGGGCAGTCGTGACGCCCGTGAAGGTCGCGGCACCGCCTGTGATGGCGACGGCGTTCGCATTCTGCTGCGCCATCGAGCCAGCGGCACCACAATCCGTAATGAGATTGGCAGTCGTCCCCCAGCAGGCCAAATTACCCGTGGTGGTGGACGTCGTGGCTGGCTTCAGGAAGTCCGTAACTGGCTCTCTACCGGCCGATCCGCTGCCGTCGTGACCGACGATATAAGAAAGACTTCTGGAGGGAAGATTATTGATCGACACCGATGCCGATTGCGCAAAGGCGCCGGTCGCAAAGGCGCACGCCATCGAGGCCGCAAGCAGCAGCTTCTTCAAATTCATTGTTTTATCCTGTGATTGGGCGCTAAGGCGTTGCCGAACGCATCAAGATGCAGGTGTCGGCCACGTAACGCGGGCTGCGGCGTTCGCAGCATCAATCGTGGAAGCGTCATCAATGGATTTCTTGGCGCCCAGGCGTACCGCCTCAATTGCGCCGCCAATGGCCTGCCACTGCGCGAACGCCGCAGACACGACTTGCGCCACGCCGGCGATATCGGCCGCTGTAATCCCTGCCTCTGCCGACAACAGCGGGTAATCGCTTGCCTTTGGAGCAGAAGCGGCGAGATATCTCGCCGCTTCATCAGCCTTCTGCTGATAGGTCATAGCCTGACCGGCACCAGGAGTAATGTACTTGAGGCGTTCAGCTTCGGCGCCGACATCGATGATGGATTTCAAGCTCTCCTTAACGGCAGCAAGGGAAGCTGTAACAGGTGGCGCAAACGCCTTGCCATCGTAGATGTATCCAGCCGTCACATCGTCGGGACAAGCAACGAGACCAGAGACGAAATCAGAATGATATCGCTGCTCAATGTGGATGCTGAAACCATCCATTTCGATAGTGTCAGGAATGACTTCAACGACGATGCCGTTAGCTACAAACGCGAAATGCGACATCATGCGTACTCCTTGACCAAAATCTGACCGGCCGCCCCTGTGCCACCTGACAAGCCGCCACTTGATGGATTGACATCGGCTCCACTGCCGCCTGTTCCTGGTGCTACAGCATTGAAGCCAGCGGTATTCGGGCCTGGCTGTCCTGACCCAGGATTTCCTTTTCCATTGGCACCACCGCCGCCGGCGAAGTTGCCGCCGGATGTCACGGCACCAGGAAGGCCAGCGCCGCCAGGCGCGTTGACTATGCCGCCTGTTGCAATCGCAGCTCCAGATCCGCTCTGAGAGACATTGGGGGAAACAATGGTATTGCTGATAGGACCACTCCCGCCGCCTGGTGCGGTAATGAGAGAGCCAAAAGAAGAGGTGCCACCGTTTCCACCGACAGTCGGCGCGGTATTTCCAGCAGATCCACCGGGGCCTATCGTGATTGCCGCAGATTGGGCTGGGTAGATGCCCCATCCCCATGCGCCACCACCACCGCCGCCGCCAAGGCTGTAGGTTCCGGCACCCTGGCCGCCTCCTCCTCCGCCGCCTCCGCCTCCTCCGATGACTTCAACCTCAATCGTCGTTGTTGAGGCCAGCGGCGTGAACGTTGATGCACCGGCGGTTGTAGAGGTACCACCATTGATAGATACATACTGGATGCCACCAGACATGAAATACAAGGACGTCCGCAGCAAGCGGCCCGTCTTGACGGCACGAACTTGGAAATTCGTGCCGTCAAAGGTGAAGCTCCATAGGCCAGGCGATAGTTCACCACCCTTTAATGCGACACTTCCATCACCAACCACCGGAGTAAGGCCGTGGCCATTCAGATTTAGCGTGACCGCATTGGTGTTTGTCGTGGAAATTGAAAGTGTAACTTCCAGACCTGCTGTAAGAGTATCCGGTGCAGGATTCAGGGTTGCCGTCAAAGCATTCGCCGAGCCGCCGGCGACGGCATAATTGAGCTTTCCAGATTGGACAGCCTTTGCCGCCTGAGACAGATCGCCATTAGCTGGCGTCAAGCCGCCAGCCTGGATCAGCGCAACAATCTCGCGCTGTGTGTATTCAACGGCTGCGGCTGGAATGATTGAACCCTGAACGCCTGACGCCGGATTACCATTGACGTAAGGCGCGTTCGGATTTGATGCTTGGTCGTAGGGTTGATTATATTGCATTCAAAATGTGCCCAATAAAAAAGGCCCCGATAGGAGCCTTTAGTTGGAAAATGAAGCGAGTGATCGCGGTCGGGGAATGACGAGCTGCTATTGGCCTGTGAGGAAAATGCCGTTGCTATCGGTCAGCAAAGTTCCGTCGCTGTCGGTTAAAAGCGCAGCAGAAAGTATTGAATAATCGAAGGAAACTTCAGTCTGTGCCGGCTTCCATCGTCGGATAATGCACTCAAGATCCGTAGCGAGCGCGATCGTCACCATATGATCAACCCCGACCTCGCCGCCGCCCGTACCAGTTCTGAACCATGTCTCGCGATTATTTGTGAGGTGTACTGTCCACTGATACCGAATGGTAGGGGAGCCGAGCACCCATCGAAAGTCGTTCGAATAGACACCCGTCCGTGTGTCACCACACCGACTGATGCCAGTCATGTAAGGGGAATATTCCTGAATCCCCACGGTATATCCCAAGCCTTGGGCGACTCCCAAGAAGTACGGGATTGATTGACCGCCCTCAGAGGTCATCTTCTGAACGAGAGCAATTCGTCGATCGGCGATCGTTATTGCTTCTGCGACGCATCGATCAGGAAGGCCCCACGCCGCCTCCCAGGAGTCGAGCATTTCTGACGTAATGCGCGGGTCGCTCTCGATTTCCAAAAGATCCGCCGCCCTGCCATCGACGTATGCCCAGTTGCTGGCAAGTCCGCTCAGCACTTTCATGAGCATTGCGTCGGGCTCGCGCGGCCACGCCGGGCCGGTTGGCAGATTGTCTGCCATTGCCTGCAAATAGTCAGATTGGGTGCGACGGACGTGCGTATCAGGCATATGTTATGGTCCCAAGCGTCGCCATGCACCCGCTGTTCGGCATAACCTGATCTGTCATTGTCAGGGTAAAGCTGTCCACGCCGGAGGCGCCGAGGATCGCATCCGATACCCAGGCGGCATAGATTGTTTGAGCGGGCTGCGCGACGCCATTGACCGCATAGGCTGGTTTGGCACGATCAGCCAGCATGGCGGTAACGGCATTTGCGATTGCCGCCCGCGTCGAGACGCTATCCTGCTCCAGATTCGTGATGGTAAAGCCAATGGGATAGAGCGTAGGAGCCAGAACAAAGAGATCCTTCGTGGCGACGGGCCGCACCGTATTCAGATACGCGGTGGCCGTCGCGATATCGTCCGATGTAGGCAGCCCGTTATTCGATGAGCGCAGATCATCCATCATGAAGCGCACGGTTATGGTACCGTCGCCCATCTCAAGGGGCGAGCACCATGCGCGAGTAACGCCCGGCACTTCCAGCGTCCAGGCCACATAGTCGTCCGCATCGCCACCTTGCGGCGGCTTCTGAATACGATCCAGAACACGATTTCTCAGCGAACTATCGCTTTCCGCGTCTGTGCCGCCGGCGAGAGTGACAACCGTAGCCGTGCCATCTACGCCAGAAAGCGCCGTGGTTATTGATAGCGACGTGCCGGGATCGAGATTGCCGTTTGCACCGGCCGTCTGAGCCTCAATGTTTCCTGCCGTGGCGCCAGAGCCGAGTGTAATATCGGACGTGGTCTCGAAGGTAATTGCACCGTTGCTGAGCTCGGTTCCAGCAGAAATGACAGTCCCTGCTGTGCCGGTGAAGGTCGCTGAGCCGTTGGAATAGGTCGCTTGTTTGCGGCCGTTTTTCAGCCAGATCGCCGCATGGCGATCGAGCCATTCGTTTTCCGCAGTATCTGGCAACAGCTGCTTCGCGAGCCAATCCAGATATTGTAGCGTCAGATGCGCCATACCGCTGTTGCCGTCCGTAATGATCCGGAGAGGGCTATTCGGAATGATCGAGCCGAGCTGTGTGGCGGAAATCATTTGGTCGCGGCCGCGCTTGCGCAGGGTCGCTAGATCAGGGGTAGACCAAGTCAAGATATGTCATCCCATAAATCTTGGAATTGCAAAGAGATTAGGGATTTATTGCCCCTATACAGCACGATCGAAGCGGATATGCTTGTTTCGTTATAGCGCTGCACATCCACTTCCAATTTCGTTGCTATTTTTCGATCGAGAAAAGGCTGAAGGCATTCAATAAGATATGTCTTCGCCCGCGCCACTGTGGCGCCGTATTTATAATTTTCGTCGGTGATCTTGGCGCGATTCAAAAGCCATAGACGACTACCGACTTGCCAGCCGTCCCAAATCTCCTCGGCGTCGGTATCTCCCCACCAACCTCGCAGATCCGTGTCGCCATCAACCGGCAACTCATCATCGGGATTAGCGCGCCGATCGGTTCCAATTGCCATCAAGACGGTCGAAATCAGATCGTGAGTGCTATCGAGCGTGTTTTGATCGGTGGTCAGCCAGTCGAGTGAAATGGCTTCTGTGTTTTGGCCAGGCGCAATGCGAATATTGCTCAAGCCGGCACCCCCGTATTGCTTGCGCCAGACGTGACACCGGTGTGAACGTGATCAACACCGATATTCTTGCCGTCATGGGTAACCGTGCCGCCCTGGATCGCCACACCGGCCGGCGAGATCGTCATGGTGACGCCGCCTGCGGTGATAGTGAGCGGATTGCCAGCGGTATCGATATTGATTCCGCTGGCGGAAAAATGGATCTCGGCGCCGTTATAGTGGTAAACGGATACATCGCCAGCCGCCCGTCCCTTTTTACGACTGCGACGATCAGCGAATGCCAGAACAACTGGATGTGACCTACTGCCACCGACAAAGCCAATGATGGCCTCCGCAGCGCCGTCGCTCCCGCTCGCTGCAGGGACTGCGGTGAAGCCGTAGCTCTCAAAGTGCTCGACGTCAGAAAGGCTTTCGTCTTGTAGGCCAACGAGGTTCAGCGAGCGCAGTTTTCCGCCGTCGTTGACGGACTTGATGCTTCATCGTGCAATTGTCATGGATATCTCGCCAGCTCTATACCGGACCCGCAAGCCCGCCCGGTCCGGTGACTGTTGGTGCGGTAGGAGTTACTGGCGTCGACGTCGCCTTCTGGGCGTCTGTCTGTGCCGGCTTGGAATTTTCGACGCTGCCAGGCGCCGTCACGTAATACTGCGCGATTAGCGTCGTGCGCGTCCCAGATTGATCCTGCGTGAAGGTGACTTCCGCGATCTGCAAATTTGACGTCTTCAGCATCAGCATCGGGGAATCGATGGAAATGTAGTTCGATACCTCCGGCAAATCGCCCGAAGATAAAAGCCAGCCCTGATACACAATGCGGACGATGACTTGCTGGCTCAGCGAAAGCAGCTGGCAATAGCCTGCCGCGTGTTTCAGGTCATCACTATCGGCCGGAATATCTGCCTGCGCTTGCCGGTTGATGGGGTAGTTTGAGCCCTCAGAACCAGCTTGACCGGACGAAGCGCCGCGGTTCTGAGCGGGCGTGCTGGTGTCGCTGCCGCGCTGTTGGCCAACGACATCAATGGTCGTATCAGGCGCATTGTGGGCGAGGCAGCTGGCAGCCAGAATGTTGCGCCCTTCAACGAATTCAGCAGTCGGCTTCTTGTCTGCGCTGCCGCGAGCAATAATGTTGCCGTTCTTATCGTCGTGGAGCCAAATTCCCCGATATTTCGACAATCTCGACAACAGGCTGAAGATCGTTTCGCCGGGCTCGATATTGACGTGCTTGAAAGGCTTGTCCCAACCGCTGGGCGGATTGAGAGCCTTCAGCACCACGCCAACCGGTGACAAAACCTTGTTTGCTATGGCCTGAAAGCTATAGTTTTTGAATTCGCCATCCTTCAACGGAATAGATTGCTTCACGGTCTTGTCGCTATACGACGCGAAGGTCACCCGCACAGAATGGTTATTGGCGTCATAGGCGGCCTGCCGCTCATGGATATGACCTTTAGCGAAAAGATTGCCGGCTAGATTCACTGAGGCTTCGTCGCCGGGCTTGATCTGTAGCGCCTGCCCAACCGAACCATTGGCGCCGACCTTTTCCGTCACGGTTAAGGTGACCATGCGAACGAACGGATTGATGCTCGCAGTCGCCGTTACCGAGTCCCAATCACGGAAAACCTTTCCGTTGATCGTGACCTCGCACATCTCTTCAATTTTGGGCAAAACGGATTACTCCGTGAGCGCCCGGATGCTAGCCGGCATGAAGGCCGGGTGAACGGGGCTATTTTCGTTGATGATTTCGTCCGCGCGGCTGGCGTCGCCATAAAGGACGTTCGCCAAGGTCAGTGCCGTACGGCGTTTGCCGAATGTGTAGGTCGCGAGCTTTGGAAGCTGACTTGCGCGCTGAGAAAGGTCGTAGGCAACTGCGCCGTGCAGTGCTAGGAAGGCTTGGTAAACAGCGGATTCGAGATGGTCAGCGGCGTAGTCTTCGATCGCCTCAAGGTCATCGACCATGCGGGCCAGAATGGCCTCTGCCTCACTGCGGCTAGTTAGGATGGCATTCGATACCGCCCTACTCTCCTCCGCAATGGACATTCTAAGCAACATCTGCCGCACAGTGGTGCCGGCGGCATAACTCGGTGTCAACGCCGAAATGGTCGATCTGATCCCGTAAAACTGATCGGCCGTAATGCCGGCTTCTGTGGCGGCTGTGAAGCATGAAAGCGCCGTCGCGCCGATCGTTCTAGCCTGCAATAAGGACTTCGCATCAACTTTAAGCGTCGTGCATGCTCTGTCGAGCGCCGCACCCTCTTCCGTCGTGCCAGAGGTCAGCGCTGACAAGTTGGTCGCCGTGCTTTGCAGGATCGCCACGGCTTCATTCAATTCGGAGCGGGTCAAGCTATGATCGCAGTATCTGCGGCAGTGGCGGCAGCGCTACCCGCGCTGTCGGCCGCGCTAGAGGTTGCGGATTGCGTGTCTGCTGCGGCCGGCGTGTAAGGACTCGTGCCGGCCTCGACGAGGAGTATCTCAAAGCGCGCCATGCCGCCCTCTTCGCGGCTCTCGGAAACGCTGTAGCCCTCACAGACTACATTCATGATCCCCATAGTTGGGTGGATCAGCGTGCCGCCGCCCTCCGTATCGAGGGCCGCGCTCAGCAGATCGCGAAAGATGAAATAGTCGTCGCCGATGACGTAGGCGGAAATAGAGAACTTGCGCGCGCGACGACCCATATCTTCGGTATATGGATCGTCGCGCTTGGGATATTCATGCGTTACAGCGCGCCGGCCACCAGCCTTGGAGCCACCTTCCACATGGAACGGCGCGCCGCGGAACGACGCCGGAAGCAGCAACTGCCTCCAAAGTGGAGAAGCCATGTTTTTTCCTTGGGTATCGGCTCGTCAGAGAGACACGGACTTGCCGCGGTCTATCTTGAGGCCCTGAAAGAGATCGCTGTCGCTCTGCTTCACGGTGACTGGGTGGTCTTTGCTATGGACGTGAATGTCGACCTTGCCAGTCGGGGGCTTGGCTGCAGCTGATCCGCCACCGAGTCCAGCGTTCGCCGCCTCCTTTGCGAGAGACTTGCGAAGCGCGTTCGCAATCGCAGCGCGATTGTTGAACTGGCGCGGTCCCTGATCGAGCGGGCGTTCATATTCCTTGATGGCCAGGCGAAGGACTTCCTGGGCGCTTCCCGCTTTCACGGCTCGATCCCAGATCCCCATTTTCTTCATTTCCCAGATCATGGCCTTGGTCTGGTCGCCCATATCGGCATTTCGAACGTCAATGCCCGTGTTCTTCAGAATGTCTCGTACGCGCGGCATATGCCATTGCGCGCCGCCGAATGCGGTCGCCCGTCCATTCACGAAATCGCCACGTTGTGCGCCGCCATAAGCAGACTCGGCGCCCATGGTCGCGCCAGCCCAGGTAATGGCGTTCTCGCGCGACATGCCGGCCGCCATAAGGCTATCGACAATTGCTTTGGCTCTCTGCGCCTTGCTTCCTGTCGGTATCGGCCCGGTTCCCGCTCCACTTATGTCGAAGCTGCCGCCTGTGCCACCACCGCCGAACGACATTCGGCCTCCCCCGCCCCACGAGGCGTTCTGGAATCCGTCGCCGGCGCCGTTGCCCGAACCAGCGCCGCCGCCCAAATAACTTTGGGTGAAAGCGATCATGCCTAGCTCAACGCCCTTGGCTAAAATGGCCACTGCTTCGCTGTCTCGCGCCGTTGATGCGCCTACAAGTGCGGCCTGCATGGCGGGATGATAGGCGGCAGGATGAATCCCGGCCCCAGATCCGTCGAAACTGGACTTCTTCGCACCAGGTAACGGTGCCCAAAACGGAACGTCCTGACCAGATCCGGATTGGCCGGCTCCGGAGCCTGACTTCCACCGTTGGAGCAGCTTATCTGCCGGACTACCCTTCACGATGCCGCCAGTGGATTCGCCGATATCACCGAATGGATTTTTCAGGCCGCTAGCCCAATCGGCTATGCTTTTGATATCGCTGAACAGATCGTGGAAATTCTTGGCGGTTCCGGCCCAGTCTACAGCCTCGACAGATGTGACTACGTCGTGAAAGAAAGCCTTCACGTCACCGGCATGCGCGCCGGCAAACTCTTTGAAAGCGTCGGCAGCAGCGGTGATGTCAGGTGCCAATTCACCACCAATGGAATTCTTCAAGTTCTCGAACGTGGCGCTCAGATGCGAAATCGCATCCTGAAATGCCTCGGCCTTCTTGGTATCCTCCTCGGAAGGCACGTAGGTATTTTTTCCGGCCTCGGCCATGCGCTTTTTTAGCGAGTCAATGCCGTTCGCGCCGAACTCTGCGAACTCTTCAGTGCCAAAAAACAGCCCAGACAGAGTGCGCCGTTGCTGCGCATTCTTCTGCATGGCAAGGTAATTCAGCTCCTTCTGAACCACCTCATCATTTGACTTTGTGTTCGCCAGGTCATCGGCAATGCTTTTGCCGCCACGGAGGCCGGCAATAGCACCGTAGCTGCCCTGGCGTAGACGCATCGCGTCGGCATTGCGGGCGGCGAACGACAACCCAGAAGCAATGGCGTCAGGATCGATCGCAAGACCATCCGATACCTGTTGCATCTTCTGGAGCGTCGTAACGGCAATGCCGGTCTCGTGCGAAAACTTCCTCATGCGTACGGCATTGTCTGCGAATGACCGAACTGCCGTTCCGACAGCCGTCAACGCGCCCGCAGCAGTGAATGCCCCCGCACCGATGGCGCCAAGCCCAAGACCGGACGTCAAGCCGCCCAGCCCGTTGGTAACCGCCTTGCCGACGCCTTCTGCCTCCTTACGAAGGCTCTCCATCTGCTTGCCGACCTGTTTCATTCCGTCTGGTACTTTTACATCCCTCAAGCGGCTCACGAGAGCTTTCAGTGGCTTTGAAAAGCCGTCGATGATGGTCGCTGGAAGGACCAATGCCTCAGTCATCGCGCGTGCTCTCCAGGTATTTCAAGGTGTAGCTGTGCAATTCCGCCAACTCATGGTGCGGGCGAGCCAGAAAATCGAACGGGTTGACGTGAAATGTCATTGCCAGATCGATAGCCATGTTGACGGAATCGTCGGCTACACCGGCATGAAAAAAGGGGTCAAAAACCACCCAAGGCTAATCAGATCCTTGGGCTTGAGCTTTGCCACCGATGAAGGCGGCACATCCGCAAGGCGGCTGATCATAGCCGCCATGCGCTTGTCGTCGACGAGAACGCGGGGAGGATCGCTGATAGGGTCGAACTGAACCGGGTTTCCAACAGCAATGACGTCGGCGCCGGTCGGCTCTTTGAGCGTAAGCTCCTTCACCTGCTCGCCGTGCGCTTCGATCTCGTAATCGAAGGTGAACTTGAGTTTTCCGTTTTCCCAGCCAGCCACTTATTACGTTCCTTCCGTGCAGGATACGCCTTCGAAGCGGATCTTCACCTTACCGTCTGCCGTTTCCATCGGCAGATCGCCGGCCTGCCACGCGTTTTTCAGCGTGTAGGTATGGCCGTTGGCGATTTCGGCGGTGACGGTCGCAGAGGTGATGCCCTTGACGTCGGCAATCTTCCAGTCGTCGGTCAGGGTGAAATCACCCTCGATATATGGAACGACCGGCATTTCGGAGTAGCCGTGCACATAATCCTGACCGGCAATGCCCGTCCTCGTGACCGAGGACGGCATGATCACCATATTCCCGCGCAATGGGTACTGCTTGCCGTCTACTTTGACGTAGGCGGTGCCTGCGGCTCTAAGTGCCATCTGTTGTTATCCTTTAGGTAGCGCTGGAATATTGCAGCCGGAACTGCGCGAGCACTGCGAAAATGCGCAGGCCATTGATGATGTCCGGCGGATACAGGACGTCGACGCGATCGGGGTTTGTGCTGTTGCGAACAACCACAAGATTGGAAGCAAATGCGTCCAGATTCTCGACGAGGCCATCATACTCCATGTCCGAATATTCCGACACGAGCTCTGCCTTGATGATCTTCGGCGTGATGATCGCCTGACCGGAAGCGAAAACGGTCCCGTCGTTTGCCAGCTTATGGCGCGGGTACTTTGTCGTGATCGCGCCCTTCAGGCGGCGGAAGATTTCAGCCAGCGTGTAGAGCGTCGTCGCCAGAGCATAGGCGTTGTCCGCCTGACCGTAGCTGTTCTTCTGGTAGCGCATGGCCTCGCGCATGATCGCCGGATAGCCGTTCGGATTGACGCGCTGAATGGCAATGCCGACCGATACCAGATTGTTCATCTGAACGACGGTGAAGCGATCCTCAGAGGGCGCCGGCAGAACACCGGTCATTTCCAGCGTCTGCAGCGGACGTGCCGGATCGTTCGCCAGGCCACGGATGGCGGCGGACGTATAAGCGGCTGTCCAGTCCCAGATAGGAGACGGCGACGCTGGCTCGACGGCCAGCACGCTTTCGACGGCAGAATTGCCGGTCGGACCCCACGTCATGAGGTTGCTGTAGGTATCGCGGCGAGCGCTCCAAACGGCGCCATAAAGCTCGCGCATCCAGCCCCATCGGCCAGTGTCGCCAAAGCCATATTCGATATCAAATAGGGCGAGCGTGTTGGAATCGGTATAAGGCAGGCCGACAAAATCGTATTGCGTTTCGCCGAGAGCAATGATGGCATTGTCGAAGGTCGGGACGCCGGCGCCGTTGGTGGCCGTGGTATGGACGAGTGTAATGCCGGCCGGAAGCGCTTCGCCGCCGTTCGAGCCGAGATAGGTATCCGTAACGACGATGTCGTTGCCGGTCGCGCCCTTCCACCGGCAAGTGTATGTCACGACACCAGATACAGCCGCAGCCGTAGACGGAAGGGTCGTCATCGCATTGACGGCAGCTGCAATGTTCGTCGCGATCGTGGCAGCGGTGTCACCGCTCTTGACGCCGACGCTGACTAACTGGCCAGCAACATAGAGCGAGATGATACCGGATGCTGTCGCAGTTCCGGATACCGTCGTCGTCTGCGTGGCTGCAACGCCACCGGTCGGGTCATCGACCGCCATGCAATAAAGCAGGGCAGCAGGATAAACCTTGAACAGGCGATAGACCATGCGCTCAAGCATGGAGCCTTCGCCAAACAGCTTTTTGGCGATCTCGGGCGAGCCGATGGCGTAAACCTTGTTCGATACGGCGGAGCCGGTCGCAAGCATCTGGCCGATGAAGATGGCGGGATGGCTGGCCGTGATACCTGTGCCGGCCTGCGAGGAATCCACTTCCGCATAGAAGAGCGGAACGTTCCAGTTCTGGGGGAATGAATTGAAAGAAACAGACATCAAGAATTATCCGTTTTCGCGCTGGTGCTCGACGCCTTCGTGACTGCCGGCTCGCTCTTGGCGATGGCTCCATCTCTGATCAGGCGGAACGTGAATTGATCTGCGAGCCAATCGGCGCCGCCATCTGGCAGGCTGCCGGAGACAGGGTGGCTCAGCTTCGCGCCCGACTGTGCGGGAACGACAAAAACCGTTTTGCTCATGTGGTGGTGATCTTTTTCGTTAGGACGCTGGTAGTGCCCACGTCCTGTTGAACGTGTCCGCCGTGTCGTCATTGTTCGGCTTTGCCGTGACGCTCAGTGTCGAGAAATTGTCAGGAATGACCGGGTCATAGATCCAGCGATAGAAGAACTGGAATTCAAGCTGCAGCTCAAGGAAGTAGGATTCGCCTTCCTTCTCGAAGATGCGGCGCCGGCGGATGCCGTTGATGGATTCGAAACGAAAACTCTCGTCTGCCGCAAACCCGACGAAGGTAGGGTCCGTCATTAGCGTGTTTTCGATGGAATCGATGTCGACGTCTATGATGCCATCCGTAACCGATGGATCATCGAAACCGCGCGAGACAGCAACAATGATGGTGGCGGTGACACCGAATTTCGGAGGGCCTGCATTTGCGTCGCCATCCGGATCGAGGCGCTCGTCGGCAATGAAGATCGACAGCGCCGGCAGGTCATCAACTGAAAGCGTCGGCGTGCCTTGCTTTCGGATCGTCTTGTAACCAGTCAGACCCTCAAGGCGACTATAAATCGCCTCTCTGATGGCCGTGGTATGGTTGGTCATCGGATCTCTTTCAGCTTAAGCTCGGCACCGCCCTGGCCATCCGGAAAGGTTGCATCCACCTTGTAGGTCTTGCCGTTCAGCGCGATCTTGTCGCCATCGCGGGGCGGCACTGAAAAATCGCTCAGCCGAATACCAAGCGTGACATTCGTCGATGCCATTTCCGAGCCGTCCGCCATCATCACAGTTGCCACGGCGCGATCGTAGATGCCGGTGGCAGTGTATGGCGGGGCGCTCGGCTGGGATTTGAGCGGCGTGACCGTTACAGTCACGCCGAAAGCCGCCATGCATGGCGACAAAACGAGATTGTCAAAATCCATGGCGGCCTGACTGCTTAGCTGGCGGTGCCCGTATACAGGACTTCCGGACGCGTGCAGATGAACAGCGGATAGCTGTAAATCTCGAACTTCGTCCAGGCGTTGCGGTCACGATCGGGGATCGTCAGAGCGTACTGCTCCTGGCCGAACGTATTGATCCACGGTTCGAATTCTGCAGGGCCGTAGGCGACCTGGAACAGGTCACGCACACCGACCGGGAAGAAGATCGCCGAGTTGTCACCGACCGCAATCGTCGACTTGTCGTCGGTGCCGCGGTAGTTGTGGAAGTAGATGCCGCCAAAATAGAAGGCATCAAATACCGTTGCCTGCGTTGCGCGCAGACCTTCGGCCGCCTGCCAATTCTGGTAGGTCAGCTCGACGGACGGGTGCTTGACAAGGGCATCGAAGAAGGAATCGCCGACGAGCGCATGCACGCTCGTGCTGCTGGTGAAGCCGCCCTTCGAGGCGCGCGCCATGCCGCGAGCGATCTTCTTGGTGAGATCGTTCACGTTGATCGAGGAATTCGAGAAATTGAACGCAACGTCAGCGTTCGGGGTGATGCCCCACTCAGCGAACCAGTCAATCAGGACGCTACCATCCGAATCCAGCCACTTGCCCTGTAGGGCGCCGAGTCGGGCGTATTCAGCGGTGATATCGAAGTCATCTTTCAGGCGCGACAGACGACGGGCCGCTTCGGCCTGAACCTGCATCAGCTCGGTTTCGGTGCCGAACTGGCGAATGCCGTTCAGCTGCTCGGCATAGAGCGTGAAGGACTTCGCCCATCGCCGGGTGCTGAAATTGCGGATATCGCGCTTGTCGTCCTTGAGCTGCGTCGGAGGCGAGCCGATCGGCGACGTCGGGATCAGCTGCATGAAGCCATCGCGCTTTTCGATGGCGATGCTTCGCGTGTTGGTCGGAACGGGCTCGAAGATATTGAGCTCGTTCAGGAACTGCGGCTTGTAAGGGATTTTTTCAAGCGCAGTGGTCAGCGATACGGTGTGAAACGCATCGCTGTTAAAAATGTCCATGCTTGCCATTAGGTCAAATATTCCTTTAGCGGACGGAAATGCCGAGCGCGGCCAGCTGGGCGTTCTGTGTGGCGATCTCAGTCGGAGTGTCGATCGACACATCGCGCGTGAGCTGATTGCCGTTCACTTCGCAGGTGCGGGTGAAGGCAGTCACATGCTGATCGGCGCTCGTCGCGTCGACGCGATAGCCGGTGATGGCGGCGGCGATCTGCGAGCCGTCCGATGCTGCCGGAACGGAAATCACGTACTTGCCGGTGGCTGTGACCTTGCCGACAACAGTGCCGGGCTGAATGACGCCGGCGCCGGAGGCGATGGTAATGACGTCGCGCGAGATATAACCAGGCGCTTCGGTAACCAGGAACTCAAGGTTCCATGGCTGCTGCGTAAAAGTGGTCATGTTTGAAATTCCTTAGCGCTTGGTCATCTTCGGCAGCTTCGCAACGGCTGCATCCCAGCCCTTGGCGACATCTTCCGCTTTGGTGCGAACGACGGCGCCCCTAGCGTTGCTCGTGTGACCTTCGTTTTCGGCGCGCGCCTTGAGAAGACGACGGCGGACATCCGCCAGCGGAGCAGCCTTGGCAAGGAAACCGGCCGTTAGGTCGTTGCGGCCGGCGAGCGCGCACAAATCGGCGACACGACGAGCGTAGGAAAGACCCTTGAACGAAGCGCGCGCCTTGCGGGCGGTCGGCTCTTCGTCGTCTTCCTTGTTCTTGTCGTCGTCCTCGTCAGCATCAGCGCGCTTGTCGTCGTCGTCATCGTCGACGTCGGCCTTCATGTCGTCGTCATCGTCATCGGCGCTGAGATCGTTGTCGTCGTCGGCGCGAGCCTTGCGCGCTTTGCGCGCCTTGCGGGCGTCAGACGGCTTGTCGTCGTTTTCGTCGCCGTCTTCGGCGTAACCTTCATCCTCGGCCTTGGCCAGGATAGCGGCGAGCGCGTCAAGCTTTGCCGACAGGGCGGCAATGGCCGCCTCGGTCTTGTTCTTTCTTGGCGTTAGAGCCATAGCAATTCCTTTATGCATGGCAGTTTCAACTGCCGCACGTAGATGTTTGGGAACGAGTTTGAGGTTGATCGACGCCTGCGAGGGATCGATAACCTCGTCGCATAGGCCGAATTCAACGGCTTCCTGGGCGCTCAGAAGACGGTTCTCTTTCATCAGAGCGAGCACGTCTTCTTCCGATTGCCCGGTTTTGTTCGCGTATGCCTCAACGTATCGATCGGTCAGCCTTTGCAGATCTTCCGAAGCAATCCTGAGTTCATCCGCCGTCCCGCCTGCATCGGCGCTGTACGGCTCATGAATCAACATGAAACCGTTGCTGGCGATCTCGATGCGATCCGCAGCCATCGCAATCAGGGTGGCAGCACTAGCCGCCAATCCCTCAATGCGTGCCGTGATCTTGGCTTGAGACATCGACATGATCGTGAAAATCGCCTCGGCGGTGAACACGTCACCGCCGGGTGAATTGATCCTGACGAGCACCTCGGCCGGGTTGCCGAGAGCTTTGAATTCAGCGTCGAACCATTGGGCAGTGATGCCCTCCCCGGTCTCATCGGCGCCGATGCCGCTGAACAGGCAGATTTCAGCGGGTGACGGCGCCATAGCCGTCACCCTCTTATTTCTGGTCATCTGGTAGCCTGCCCTTCAAGTTGTTCTTGTTTGGATTCGGCTGCATCCGGGTCGCTGTCATCGGCCGGCGGCGTCTTGGACAAGGACTGTCCAAGCGGGCTGTCGGTCAGCAGGATTCCTAGATCGCGAACGCGCTTCTGATCAGCTGCAATGCGGCGATCGGTTTCCTCTGGGTCGTAACCGAGCTCCTCGATGACATCGCTTCTCGCCTTGTATCCGTTGTCGACTAGAAGCTTTTCAGCCTGGCCGTCCTTCAACGGGTCGATCCAATCGAACCGCGGCGGAATCCATTTAACCTTCAGATACTTCCGGCGCTTCTCTAGGAAATCCGCAATGTCGATCTCGCCGCTGAGTACAGCGTCCGTCAGCCACCGCGCCCAAACCGGGCGGCACATCTGAAAGACCATGCAGCTATGCTGCAGCTGCGTCAGCCGGTTGCGGAACTCGACGAGTGACTGACGCGAGGACGAGTAATTCGCCTTGGCGTTGTCGCCGGTCGTCGACATGTATGGAACGCCCATGCCAGTCGAGGCCGCCAGCAGGTTCCGATACTGGAACGGCTCATACGAATTGCCTGCTTCGGCCGGGTCGCTGAACTTGATGTCCTCGCCCGGAAGCAGGCTCTGGATTGTGCCCGGCTCCAAAACCGGGAACGGTCCCGGCTCGCCGTTTGGCATCAAGTCGTCTGGGTCATCGGCATCGAACATGTCGCCGGGTGCCGCGCTCGTGACAAAGCCGGCATACATCGCGGCAAGCTTTTTGCGTTCGAGCTCGGCGTCGTCATATTGATCGACGAGGAACAGCTTCACGATCGACGGTGTAATCCACGGAACGCCGCGCATCTGACCCGGCCGCAGAGGCCGGTAGATATGCAGCACCTCGTCCGCCGGCACCCTGACATAGGTCAGCGGGTGAACGCGGTAATAAGGATCGCCGGGATAGACCGAATAGAACCAGTAGGCGATGCGGCGATCGTTGCCATCGAGCTCGATGCCATTGATGATCTGGTTGCCATCGTCGGCCATGTGGTTTTTGTTGTAAGCGAGCATCTCGCTTTCGAGCAGCTGCAGCTGCAGCGGCACGCCGGGCGTATTGTTGCTACCGGATCTGAAGCGAATAAAGCATTCGCCGGCCTCGAAGAGCGCGCGGGCGACGAGCGCCTGCAAGCCGTAGAAATCAGTCTGCCCGGTAAAGTCCGCCTGGTCGGTCCATTCGCGCCACAGCACCTGCAGCGCATCCTTCAGCTCTGCATCGTCGAGCAGCGGTGACGGCTTGATGCCGGCGCCGACTAGATTGGCAACAAATGACTCCGCGGCCGACGCCACGTAAGGATTGTTCCGCAACAGATCGCGGGACCGCGCCCGCAGCTGTTCGCCGTCTGCGGACACAAGCTGTGTCATGCTGGCGCGGGTCGGCTGCCAATTCGATAGCCGGCGGCGCATCTGCGCGCCCTCGAAACCCATGCCGGTATAGTATGCCTTTGCCGCTTTCGTTGATTTGGCGGCGGCCTTGGCTTCCTTTTTTTTCTTGCTCAATGGCCGCCCCTCAAAGTCTCTTGCATGTGATCGGGCGGAACTGTCGCTTAATCTTCGTGCCGTTCAGGTCGGCTTCCATCAGCGCCTTGAGCTCAAGCATTTGCTGCAAGTCTCGATACTGCACTGATTTGCCCTGATAGCTGACGCTTGTCGCGCCAGCCGCAATCGCGGCGCAGAGCGCCGTGTATTGGGCCTGTGTGTATGTGGACATCGAAAATCCTAGAGATAGCTCGAACGGCTAATGCGACGAACCGGGCGCCGACTTCGCGGCGCTTGCGCCACCTGCGGCGCGGCGACCGGGGCCGGACGCTGAGGCGGCGATGTTTCGGGTGGTGGCGCAGGTGAGGCGACATTGTCGTTTGCCGGTTCTTGCTGTTCTTCCGCCGGCGGCTGTTCAGCCTTCGGGCGCCGCACGACGTCGAGACGTGTGCGCAAAGACTTAAGAGCGGCAAAGGCATAGACGAACGTATCGAGCGCCTCGTTGCGCTTGCCGGCGCCACAAACCCAAACTCGGTAAGGCCTGCCATCGCGATAGCGCGTGACGGCCTGCTCCGCGGTCAGCTGGAAGAAATAATCGCCGTTGACGGCGTCCGCCTGCGGGAAGTGGATGTAACCCGGCGCCGAGGCGGGAATACGCAGGCGGCCGTAAATGGCATCCTTCGCGGTATCCACACCGACGATAAATAAGTTCTCGTTGGTCTTGGTCTTCGAGGCACGGACAGGCCAGACAGGCTTAGCTCCAGGCGCACCCTTAATGGGCCAGACGCGACGGGCCTTTCTGCTTTTGCAGAAGGCAAGTACCATTGCCGCATGATGGCCGCCGGTATCGATGGCAACCGAATGCGTGCGAATGGATCGGCCAGCGTCCGTGGTCAACGGCGTCAGAAGGTATTCGTCCAGGCGCTGCCACGTGTCCTGCTGCGACGGATCGCCATGCAGAACGAGATAATCGGCAACCCATGCCTCTTCGCCAGCGCCCCACGCGACCGTCTGGACTTCAAGGCGATCGCCCTGAACGTCAACACCGGCCGTCACAACGCGGACGTTGTCAGGAACGGAATCCCTGTCGTAGGTCTCGATGCGCGAAAGAAGCGGGCCGGCCGAAACGGTTTCGCCCCGCTCCTCCCATGTCTCACCGAGGACTGTATTCGTCCATACCTTCAGAAGCTCCGGATGATCCTTCGCCTCAAGGAATTCGGTGACAATTTCCTCAAGTTTCACCCACGGCGAAAGCAGGCCGGGAATGTGGAATCCGGCCGTTCCTTTGAACTCGGCGGTCGCGCGCCACTCACCCTGTCGAATGGCGGCCCAGCGCTGAGCGTCATTCCAAAGCGAGCCGCAACCCTCGCAGACATAGTGCGCCGTATCCGGTTTATGCCCCTCATGCGAGTTCCAATGAACCTGAGACCACTTTAGATACTGTCCCTCCCCGCAATCCGGGCAAGGCACGAAATACCGGCGCCGATCGCTGTTCTGAAACTCGCGATCGATGACGCTTTCCCCCTTAATTGTAGGGGTAGAGCCAACGAGCGTCTTTCGGTTCCAGAACGTCAACTGGCGCTTCTGCGCCAGCTTCAGCGGGTCACCTTCATCGCCGGCCGAAACCGGGTAGCGGTCCACCTCGTCAGCAAGAACAATGCGGATAGGTCGAGACGCAAGGCTTGCCGGCGAGTTGGCGCCGACGATGGTCACCTGTCCGCCAGGGAATGACTTGTGCAACATCGTGTTGCCGCTATCGCGCGCCTTGCTGTCGGAAACCTTGGCAGTCAACGCCGGCGTGTCGCGGACCATTGGCGCCAAGCGGTCCTTCGACCAGGCCTGCGCCATCTCAAGTGTCGGCTGCATGATCAGAACCGTCGATGGGTCCTGATCGATATAGTAGCCAATGGTGTTGTTCAGAATCTCGGTGTAGCCGACCTGTGAACCTTTGGAGATGACGACCTTTGTCACCTCTGGGTCGGCCATGGCATCCATGATGCCGCGCTGGTACTCAGCTCTGGCGGTTACCCACCTTCCGGGTTCGGCCGACGCTTCGGGGCTTAGGCGCCTTTCCTTGTCGGCCCACTCGCTTATCGTCAGATCCGGCGGCGGCGTCAGGATCGTCCAGCAGCTCTTCTGGATCGCCCGGTGGGCTGAATGTCCAGTCTCTGAGGCGCGTTCCTGCGAGTTCTTCAAGAGCGTTGTGGACTTCATTCTTCACCACGTCGCGAACAACGACCGTTGACGTCTCCCCCACGACGAGTGGCGCGACCTTCGATGGAATGGTCAAGATCTTTGCCCTGACGCGCGCAAAGGCCGACGTTACGGCCGAAACCATTTCAGCCAGAGGCGCGAGCTCGCCGCGCGTGACGGCGTTCTGAAGTTCAAGCCTGTCGGCCGCTTCCTTGTCCTTGCGGGCGCGCTCCTGCTCACCGTCGATCTTGCCGGGCGGCACAGCCTGCGCAGCCTCGCGGCCAGCGGCGACTTCGCGAATGTGGCGAATGTATTCGAGCCGCACCACGTCGAGATCGTAAGAGCCGCGCGACGATTTCGTGATGATGCCGCGCGCGACCAAATCGGCCGCGGTGCGTGTGTTCACGTCAATGTGCTCTGCAACTTCTGCAATGGTGGCCATCGTTTCAGCTCCGCCGAACCGGAGAGCTGAAACATGATGGCCCCCCTCCAATATTTTTTCTGTACCTAGCGAAAGCACGCGGTGGCGCGATCAGTGAGAAACTATTGAAATCTAAGTACCTTCTGATTTTTAATGCATAGGTGATCGGAAAGCCATGCGCCTATTGCATTGCAATGGCATCTTGTGCTATGCGCCTATCGCATAGATCGGCGCAAGGAATTCGACATCGCCGATGTTCCCGCTCGTCGCAAATGCAGTTCCATGCTCACGCGGAAGTCGCGCCTGAATGGGACGTCTGGCTTGATGGTCACGCTCTGCTTCAGCACGAACATGCGCTTGATGCCACGTCCAGCACCGCCCCACGATCCACCGGCCTTACTGACCTTGCCCTTGAGCTTTCCACGTTTGTAAACGTAGATCGGATACTTCTTGCCATATGGCTTGAAGATCGCACCATTCTTTTCGAATGCGCCAGGGATTGCTGCAGGACGCTGAGACTTGGCTAAGCCGGTCGCGCCGAGGCGCTGACCTGCAATTGGCACAGCAACGCGATGGCGTTCCGTGCGCTTTTGCCCACCGTCCGCATGAAGCAGAAGATTGCCGCGCCCCTTGGCGCGAGCATCGGTGATCTTGACGGTGAGGTTTGTGCGGCTGGAATTCTCGACGCCGAGGGCGAACGCAATGAAGCCCTTATTGCGCTGTGTCACATGCTGTGGCCAAGTCTGCGAGATGAGCGTTCGGCGCGTTTCGTGCGCTGCCTCGTTCAGTGTCTTGCTGATTGCGAACGCCATCTGCTTAGGCGACGCCTCAAGGCGTTGAGCCGCTTTCTCGAAAGCAGATGTGTCGAATTTTACCAGTGCTGTCATGCCGCACCGCGCAATAATGGAGAGACAAGCTGGATTCGAACCAGCAAAGTTTTTATGAGTCGGATTTTAATTCTGGCGACGCTCCACCAGCGAGTTAACTAGAAGTAAATCTAGTTCAGGACTTCGATCGAAGAGCTTCAACCTGGCGCTTGAATTCAACGCGTACGGTCTGCATTTCCTCTTTAGTCAAACGCCGACCCAACTTCTCTCCAGCACGAGCAAGAATTTTTCCATCAAACTCTCGCGGTACTCCGCGATTGTCTTTCCAAAAAACTTCGATGGCGGCTAGATCAGATTCTTCAAACTTACCCACAAAGGCGCGAACGACTTCTACAATAATCAATTGATCACTGTCGCTTTCGTCTGAGACGACCAAAGCTTCAACTGGAGCCGTCGACGCCTCCGCCTCTTCCTTCAAAGGCACATCAACCTTTCTCACAGAGAGAAATTTCTTGACCGTTTCCCTATCCCATTCGAACGTCGTGTCAGCTTCCTGCCTAAGAGTCGGCGACTGCGATCCTCTGGCTGGGTGGATACCTAACAGATGCACCCGCACACCATAATTTTGAGCAATCTGAACACCGATGCGGACATCTTCGTCGCCGGACAGGAGAACTGCCTCGCTTATGGCTTTTTGGCGAGCCAATTCGATAATATCGGTAACGATTAGCGAATCGACACCCTTCTGTTGACCCTGCCCATTGATGAACCCAAGCCTAAGTTTTATGTCGTCGAGGTCCGCAATTGCAGTTTGATCCGCGCTCATGGCTGCGCCGGCTCGAATGCCGTCATACCAGTAGATGCGAAGGAGAGTACAAGCATCCGCCCTAGAGGCAGCGAATGATTTAAGTTCCTCGATGACGGACCTAGCAGAGAGCGAAAGGTTCACTCTCGAAACCTTGCTGCCAGTAAGCGCTGTGCTGCCTTGCGCGAACAAATATCCCGCGTCGACAAAGATAGCTATGCGCTCCACCGGGTCCCCCAATCCCCAAAATAGCAAGGGCCCCCGCAGGAGCCCTTTGTATGCCGCCGCGGCCGTATATAGGTAGCCGGTCGAGGCGGAATGAGCGATATATGGGTCAAAATGACGGACTCGTCAATTTGAATTTCTACAAAAATTCGAGACTCTGAAATAAATTCAAAAAAAATAGGGACTCGAATTATTTGTTAATTTTTCCGAGTCGCGAAAATCCCTAACAAAAAACCGACTCATAAAAATTCGAAACGCAGCAATCGCTACAGCGCCTTTGCGAGCGCCACGATCTCGTCCCAGGCATGCAGATCGATGCCGAGCTTGTCGTAGACGGACTTGATCTTGCCGGCTGCGCTGGCGAACTCATCGACAACAGCCTTGATGTCGGCTTCAGCGCCAGCAACGAGCTTTTCAGCGTCGGCAACCACAACGCCGGCTGCCTGAGTGGCCACAGCTTCAACGGTGGCAACGACGGGAGCAGCTACGGCTGCGGCCTGTGCAACGACGTCAGTCATATCGGACTTTCCTTTTGTGAACAGGCTTTTCAGCCAAGCGATGAATTTGGACATGGAGAATTCCTGTGTCAGAAACCAAAAGCGGCCGCTCGACACCGCATAACGGTGGAGCGGCCGCAAGGATCGCCCGTCGCCGAGGAGGAGCGCCAGGTGATGAGGATGAGGCAGCCCTGGCATCGCTGCGAGGTCCATGCGTCCGCGCGAATTCAGCGCCTCAAAAAGAAAAGGCCGCCATTGCGGCAGCCCATCTCTTCACTATGATACGTCACACCGCGGCACGTTTGGGCACATCTTCCTCAACTTTGTTGTCGTTGGCCGCCGCGAGAACCCTCGCCGCTTCGACCAGCGCCGCTTTACCTGCACGATCCGCATAATCTTCGCTGTAGCCGAGCCGCATTCCAATAGATTTTAGCGAACCGCGGGCAGCAACTTCCTCGATCACCGTGGCGGTTTCTCCTTGCCGTACCTCTGGTGCTTCCCAAGCTTTGGCACCTCCAGACGTGTTCCCTTTCAGGTTTGAGACGCCACCGATGAAGCTGGCTCCCTTGACTGCAGCGTCCTTACACCTGGTTGCGGGAAATGGCAGCCGTTCGAAGGGAACGCTTCCATCGACGCCGAGACTTTGCAACAGCCGTCGAGCTTCCGTTCGACCCGGCAATGGGTCGAGCATCGGCGGCAGAATGGAACGGTTCGACATATTCCTGGGCAGCGGTATGGCTTCCAATGGTGACCTCGTTGTCGGCTTGGTTTTCAGATAGCGCTCGTTGTCTCGCGCTTGAGCTTTATCGGCGCGTGCTGGCGCCACTCGATCGACAGGTTTTAGTCTGTGCCCTTTTTTGGTCTTCCCCCACTCCATAAGTTCGCCGTTGCGAAACTTGAGCGTGCCCAGGGTGATGCGCTCGAAACCTTTCTCACCTTGGTCGAAGACCGGGATGGCACCGGCGGAGGCGGTCATGAGCTCGCCGATTGTCGGGCGGATCTCCTGGCGGTTTTCAGCGATCTCCGCATCCCAGCTGCTCTCGGATTTCGGCATTGCCGCAGCCACAGCCTGTGCGAGATCCGGATGGTTGTCGAATAACCACCGTAGCGCAGGCAACGTACCGCGATAGCGTGGTTGTGGCTGCTTTGCTGGTTTGTTGTCGTTGTCGGCGACCACCAGAGCGGGATCGGCGGTAAGCGCTTCGGCGAACGATTTGAATTTTACCTTCACCTGGAAACCTTTTTGCTGGGCCGTTTGGGCGATCGGTTATCATTTGCAGGAACGACTGATCCGAAGTCGGTCATCGTCGGTCGCCGTGCCGCGGCGTCGTTCAGTTTCTCGAATGCTGCTCGCTGATCACGCGGCAGGATGAAATCGTGATTCATCTCGGGTGCCGATCCCGCGCCGGGAAACGGGCCGCCGATGTTCTCCAGTCGTGTTCGAAGCATTTCTTCTCCTTTCAGAGCGTGGGAGCGCTGCGGTGGTTTCCACCACCGCGAGGTGCTTCCACCTCGCTGGGGGTTGTAGGGGGAGAGGTGGAAGGGTCGGTGGAACTCGGTGGAAGGGTGGTGGAAGCCCGGTGGAAGGTCGGTGGAAACTCATCCGTCCTTTTTCGCCCCGTAGTCGTCTGCACTCACCATCAGCCTTTGCCGCTGCTTGGACTGCGGTCCTTCCCAGACGAGTTTTATGGTGCCATCCTCCAGCAGGCGCTGCATTGCCGTCTCAAGGTTCTTTTTGGATAATCCTTCTGCAGCTGGGTGCTTCGACATCTTAGCGGGCGCATAGTTAGTCCCAGCGGCAGCCCCGACGTTCTGACCGGTGCAGGCAAAAATTCGAAGCAATTCGACAAAGGTTCGCTCCGCCTTCCGGTTTAGCAGCCCCACCGCCGGTGACGGTCCACTAGTCTCGGCGACGAAGCAACCGTTTTCCCACCGCAGCTTCGTCTCTTCGCCGACCTTGCCATAGTTGATTTTTTTGGTGCTGAGGATGCGCAGATCCGGGTCGATTTCCTTGTCGCTGTCTGGACGGCTGAAATAGAGCATCGATCGTGAACTATTTTTCCAGCCGGTACTGCCGGATGATCCAGATCCAGATCGGATGCCTTCCTGTGAAGGATGAGCCAAGAGCACGATAGAGCAATTTAGCTCGATCGAGAGTCGCCGGAGCATCCCAATGAACTGCCGTGCCTGTCCTCGCTTGATTTCATCGCCCCCGAATAGGTCAGCAACGGTGTCGAGTACTATGAAATGAGGGCGGAACTCGCGAGCAATATCACAAAATTGGTGCCACACAGGCGTCGGCTGCATTACCCCTTTGCCATCGGGGATGGCCAACAATGCGTCCATGTTGGCCATTGGGATGAGCCGGAAGTCTACCAGGTCGGACAACTGCTTTCCGTGGGCGCGAACGATATCAGCAAGGCGTCGGTGAAATTCATCATCTTCGTCCTCAGCACCTAGGTAAAGAACTCGGCCGCGCCGCGGCTTGTAGCCAGCAGTGTCAACGCCAAGCGCGGCCGCAGCCCCGAACTGAAGAGCCAGCAGTGATTTTCCGACGCCACCGTCACCTGCCAAGATTGTCACCTGTCGGTGAGGAATGAGTCCCTCGATAAACCACTCTCGCTCAGGGACTTGCTTTCCCTGCCAGTCGGTCGGCTTCACAACGGGCAGTCCCACAGCTGGGGCTGTCGCTGGCTTATTGTCGTTAGCGGCTTCTGTCGTTGTGTCTACTTGCTTGCGAAGGCTGTTTTCGACCAATCGCGGAACCAACGTCGGATCGATTGGCGGGCTAACATCTCGGTGAACGTCGGGTTCAGGAATGTGCTTCGGATGCAAGATGCCGGCGTCAAGCCCGCGTCGGATCTTGGCGCGGATCTCACGCTCTCCATCTTTTGCAACGACGCCATTAGACTGTGCGGCGGCAAAGAGCCCAGCCTCCGCCTCCGATCTAGACAGCAAGCCTGCGCCGACGAACCTCCCTATATTGTAGGCGCTAGCATTGACCTGGGCGCCACGTCCACCGACTGCATGGTTTGCGAGGATACGGAGCTCGTCGTCGAATGAGACCTCGACATAGCGCTCGTTAGAGGCAGCCTGATAGTCGAACGACTGTGCTGTAACAGGCGCCGCTTGGCGTGGTGTGACAAGTTCGAGCAACCACGCCGGCGCGTCGGCGATCGGCAGATCGTTGTCCCATTCATAGCGCCGGCCATCCAACATGACGCTGCCTGGCGCGATAACGTATCCCCCGGTGCCGCGAGTATCGATGCCAGGCGCTATCGCAGCGCGGTTTTTGACATCGGTGGTATATCGCCAGAAATAGTGCTTTCCGCCGCTTGCCGTGGTGGCGGTGCGTGTCGGCGGCAACGGACCGTGCAACGCCTCCATCTCGGCAAGCCAAATCCGGCCGTCTTCGTGATCGGGCGGCACGTCGATGTCGAGCACCCAAGCGCCGATAGGCGCCCCGGTCGGGACGCCTATCATTGCCTCGGGATACCGCTTCCAGAGTCTGCTAATCAAGGGCGCGTTCAGTGTCGCGTCCTTCAATCCCCTCGACACCAGCGGTGTTTTGACACCCCGCGTCTCGACCTCGCCAGTACTATAGTCAACGACATCCTCGGCAGCAGATCGGCACGGGAACACCGGCCAGTTCAGCCGATTATATTCTAGAGCTACGTCGGCTGGCGTTCGGAATTCAGGCTGCGCTGCGATTGCTGCTTTCATTGGCGGTCACGTGCTCCTGGAAGTAACGAGTAGCGGCTTCAGTGATTGCAGCGGTTGTTTCGGGCGCAAACGTCACCGAACGGCGACCACCGAGCGCAGTTGGTGAATAAGTCAGAAGTTTGCCATCGGGCGCCCGTAGCAGCCTCATGCCAAGAATCCTGATGCTTTCGGTGATCTGCAGGTCGAAGTGCGCAACCACCACCATCGACCCGCCGCCCGGATTGGCTGCGGGAACAAGGTTTGTGATCTTCATGGATCAGCTGACCAGTGCGTTCGTGAGCGAACCGAAATCGCTGGCTGCGCGACCACGGTTTCGGGTTGAAAAGTACCTCCCCTTGATCTCTCGCGTATCGTCCACCCGCTCCGTCACTCCACAAGCATGCAGGAACGCGTCGAGGCGGTGGGAGCGTCGGTTGCCTGCCCTATCAGTGAGGAACTCATATTTGACCGGTTCATCACGATATCCACCGCCAACCGGCTCGGCATGAATGGTCAGCCGCACCAACTCGTCTGTGTCCTCCGCGATATCAACGCTTTGAACGCGCCAGCCATACCAGCCGCGAGCTTGTGCCATGCGGTCAGCCGCCGACCGCTCCACGCGGGCAACATCGTCAATGCTTTCTATCATTGTGAACGCAAGGACATCGCCCAGAGACGGCCCCGTTATATCCGTAGCAATTCGCAATATTCCTCCTTCGCCGGCGCCTAGCCGGCTGGTGTTGTTGATACATTTTTGGGTTGCCTCAAGATTATCGTCAGGCGCTCGCGCGCGGAGGCATGATCAGGCACCTAAGATTCGGGACCAATCAGGCGGGGACGCGCGATTCCGCCGTATTCATCCATGATCGCAACGACGAACGGCGCGCAGCAACCGTGCCGCCCAATTTGAATGATGGAATGATGTCGTCGTGGATCAATCGATAGGCCTGACGGCGCGTAATGCCGAGGAAGTCGGCTATGGCGATCGCGCCCATTAAAAGGTCACGTTCATTGTCGTTCACAGCGTTCATTGTGGTCAAAATACCTCCTCTATCGCGCATGGAATCCACGCGCGAAATGAATCGTCCGGATTTTTTGTCGAAAGCCGAGACGCCATGCTCGGGTTGAGAGTTGATCGACGTCCATGACGCCACGTTCCACGAGAACGCTACCGGCAGCCTGCTGCTGCTGTTTTGCCCTGATAGGTCGAACTAGCTCTTGCCCGTTCTCGTCCGGCCGCTCTCTTGAAGCCGCTCAGCTTGGAAAAAAGTGCTGTAAACTTACAAATTAGTCAACAGGTGGAAAAATCGGGAAACGCCTGTACGCCATCCGACCATCTAAAGACCGGTTTACCTACCGACGCCAGCTCCGCGCTTGCGCGCCTCAGATCGTTTTAGCCGCGCAGCCGTCATGAGCAAGACGACCTGAACCTGCGCCATGATCGATGTGGAAGACGAACGCGGAGATCCTCAGGTTGAGGCGCTGCTTTCAGCCGTGGAAGGAGCATTTTCGGTATGATGGACGGTTTGATCTTCACCCAACATTTCAGAAATTTGGGTCAGATAATCCACGCAACTATTGGTGCAGATAGATGCGTAAGCAGCGATTTGACGGGCGATTACGTCAATGGAATGGAGGCGCGTAGCGGGTGGATGTGCGATCGCAATCGTATCAGCATCGTTCAGAAACCGTTCAATCGAAGCTCGGGCAAGAACGGCATCAATGAGTTGTTTGCTTGGAACTTGAAGCTCAAACTGGACAAAGTCGGGATTGTTCGCCAATTCACGCAACTCGTCGACTTGTTCGCGATACTCTTCGATCGAAATTGTTCCGCCACCAGCTTTGACTTCCCGATAATAATTTGCCAAGTCGTTAGCCTGGGCAAACGTCCGCACGCCGGACGCCATTGCCTTCACTGCAGTCGACCGTGTAGGTTGATGGCTGAAAGCAAGCATGCGGCGATTGTAGTCTTCCGAGCCTTTGATTTGCCTTGTGAGGAACAGCACAGAAATGGCTGCAATCGGCAACGCAGACCATCCACCCGTTGCAGACATCCACTCGCGGAAGCACACGGTGTTGCTCTCGCCGGTCACGCAAACTGGGCGGTCGAACCATCCCAGGAACAAACAGATCAAAAAGAATGCCGCCATAAGGGCGAAGGCTGCAAACCAGCCGGTCCAGTAAGTCCAATCGCTGTCTCGCTTGCTCAT